TGAAGGTCGGGGAGGATCAAAACGGGGGGTTGACCGATCCAGAGGCCCGTCAGATCGCCGCTCCAGACCTTCCAATGGGGTACGATCTGGTCGAGGCGAAGGAGGATGCGATCCTGCACTGCGCGATGATTTGTCACGAGGTGACGGCGGCGATGAACCTAGCGCACAACGAGTACACAATACCCTGGGAGATAAACCGAGGTAGCATTATCTCAGGGGTCATGCGGTATCTGGATAACCCGAAAGAGACTCCTGAGGAGAACCATAACGCTTGGATGTCCTATAGGGCATCCGAGGGTTGGACGTACGGTCAGATCAAGGACGCGAAGGCCAAGACTCATCCGTGCATGGTTCCATACGGCGCCCTCGATCCGCACCAGCAGTCGAAGGACATGATCTTCCGCGCGATAGTGCGGACGTACTTCGGGCTGGAGTGAGCCATGAGTCACGAATACAAGAAGATCGTCACCCGCTGCAACCTGAGCCTGACAGGCTTGGAGATCGCGGCGATCGAGTTGAAACCCTCCCGAGTTTTCATTCTCCACGTCGGCGGAGGTCGAGCCTATTGGGAGGGCAAGGAACTCCTTCACGCACAACAGATGCGAGAGGATAACCCTCTACATCCTTACATCAACCTGCAACCAGAGCCGGACCTTCACGAGAGCGAGTGGTATCTGGAGGACGAGCAGGGGAACAAGTGCGGCTCGGAGGGTGTATGAAGAAGAAAACTAAGAAGGCCCCACGGAAGGCGAAGGCTCCCGATCCAGGGATCAACGACGTCTTCGAGCCGGGGGTGGTGAAGGTCACGTGCGGCTGCTCGAAGGAACGGGCGGAACGGTGTCTCCAGCGGGGCTTCTATCACGAGCATACCCTCGCGGGTACGCCTATCAAGCGGGACAACGAGCATTGCCATATCTTCGTAGACGAGTTGGACTTGATTCGTCTGACGAACGACGTCATCCAGGCGCGGTTCGCGAAGACCCGGCAACTCGAAGCGGAGGACGAATGAAGTGCTCGAAACACAACCAGGAGCCCGATGTATTCCTTGGCCCTCCCTCGAATCGACGCTGGTACTGTAGCGTCTGCCTGTGGCAGTTCCTGGAGAAGCTTGGGCTCACGTCGTTGCGAAAGGAGACGCTATGACTATTACCGCACAGGATCGGACGGCTCTCGAAGCCACCTTTAGCCGGCGAGCGGTTGGTGAGGCCATCGCGATCTTCTTCGACGTTCGAGAGGCTCGGACCATACCGAATGAGATTACTGTCGAGAGCTTCACGGCTCTACTTGACTGTTGGTATGGGAGACCTCCGTGAGTGAGATAGCCGAACTCCTGATTGCTGTCGCCACACTCATTACCGCGGTTGGCGCGGTGTGGATCGGGTTTCGGAACTCGAAGCACATCAGGAAGGTCGAGCGTCTCACAAACGGAATGCAGACCAAGTTGGTCGATGAAGTTCGGAAGGCCAGCTTCGCCGCTGGACAGAAAAGTGAAAAGGACAAAAATGGCAATCAATCTTAAGCTCGGGTATGGCATGGCGATGGAACTCGGGTTCACGCCCCATCGCGTGCACGGGCGATACTTTGATCGCCGCGTACTTTGGGTTCCGTCGCATGAGTACTGCAAGAAAGTGATGAAGGAGTTTCGCGATGGGGTCACGAGTCTTCCGAAGCAAGGCATTCAAAGCCAAGAACAAAGCGGAGAGACAGTTGCGTGAAAGGCTCAAAGGTCGAGATGCTCCCCGGACTCCAGGCCACGCCTCGGGTGATGCTGGAGAAGGCCGTCGAACGGCTTCCCACCCTCAGACACGTCGTAGTGATTGAGGAGGATCTGGAAGGGTACGTCCGGGTCTATACCAGTCAGCAGATGACCTACGCCGACATGGCGTGGATTCGTCATCAGTTCAATAAAATCACCGACTGATGCCGGCTACCGAACATCACGCTCGCTCCGTTACGGTCAACTTTGCCTCGGTCTATGACCGGGTGGAGATGGACTATAACGCTCCGGTTCTCGATCTCCTGTCACCGGAGCAGAAAAAGGAGATATCCCAATACTCAGACACTCTCGCATCTTTCACTGAAGAGGAGCTGCTTCTTCTCCGGTGGAGGATGATGTGGAGGGCAAAAGCCCGCGTAAAACAGCTGCCGCCGAAGGAATTTGAAAATTTCGAGAAACAGATATGGATGTGTCGGTCGGGTCGAGGGTGGGGAAAGACGCTCGTTGGAAGCAACTGGCTGGGGATGGAGGCTGCGTCGTTTACCTCACGGTACTATGTGGTAGCGCCAACGAAGGACGATGTACGCTACGTCTGCTTCGAGGGACCTACGGGGCTTTACTCCGTTATACCACCCCCATTGATTGTCGACAAGAACCTCGCCCTGCCCTCCATTACCCTCTGGAACGGGAGCGTGATCAGAGGCTTCGCAGGAGACACGCCGGAACGGCTGCGAGGTCCTCAGGCCGCTGCCGGCTGGCTGGACGAGATCGCGTCCTGGTTGTACCCGCAAGAAGCCTGGGACAATATCATGTTCGGCCTGCGGCTTGGACCCCACCCCCGTTTACTCGTTACCGGCACGCCCAAGCCTAGCCCGTTCATTCGGGAGCTGGTGCAGAATCCGGAGGTCATTAACGTCGTCGGCTCGACGTACGAGAACAAGGCAAACTTGCCGAAGATGTTCTTCATGTCGGTCGCCAAGTACGAGGGTACGAAGGTCGGCCGGCAGGAGTTGCATGGCGAGGTATTAGACCCTGAGGAGGAAGGATTTGTCAAGCGATCCGAGTGGCGAGTCTGGAAGGCGGATCAGCCCCTACCGCGCTTCAAGTTCATCATTTTGTCGCTAGACACAGCGTTCACGGAGAAGACGTTCGACAAGAAAAAGCAGACGAGGGATCCCACTGCTTGTACCGTCTGGGGCCTGTTTGAATTGCCAGTTAAGAAGCCGAACGGTAAGAAGAAAACGGAGAAGCATATCATACTGCTCGACGCTTGGGAAGACTGGCTAACGCTTCCCCAACTCATGAAGCGAGTCAAGAAAGAGCGGAGAAAACGGTATGGAGCGGGGCTCCATGACCTCAAGCTCCGTCCAAAGATCGTCCCCATTGGCCAGAGACCCGGACCCCCTGGGAAGAAGATCGACCTCATCCTCATAGAGGAGAAGGGGAGTGGCATCTCTTTGCGTCAATCCCTAGCAGTGGAGGAAATCTTTACCGAGGGCTATAATCCCCGACGAGCAGACAAGCTGGAGCGGTTGCACAACGTATCGCCGCTCTGGTCTCACGGACGGGTCTGGGCAGTCGAGAGCGAGAAGCGCAAGGGGGAGTTCAAGCAGTGGGCGGAGCCTGTCGTTACGCAGGTATGTACGTACACAGGACCAGGGTCAGTCAAGCACGACGATCTGTTGGACACTACGACGCAGGCTCTGCGCCTTTTCATGGATCGGTTCATCGGACCGATGAGTATCGAGGAAGACGAGGAAGCCGCCAGGGACTTGGCCGCACGCGACGAGATCGAGGACCGAGAGGCCCGAAGGAATCCGTATGATCAATAGGAGACCGTGATGGAAGGAATCGTCGAAGAACTGGATGCCCAAGAGGACGCCGCTCCAGAGGGTGTCGAGATGACCGAGGATGGTGGAGCGATTATCGAGTTGGAAGGCGAGGCCGAAGCCGAGGTTACTCGCGAGTTCTACGATAACATCGTCGATGACTTCGATGAGACCGTTCTCGAAGCCCTGTCAACCCGCCTCCTCGAACACGTCGAGCGAGACAAGGGGTCGCGGAAGGATCGCGACAAGCAGTACGCCGAGGCGACCAAGCGAACGGGGCTAGGCAAGGAGGCCCCAGGCGGCGCAAACTTCGACGGCGCGTCGCGGGTAGTTCACCCGATGCTCATGGAAGCCGTCATCGACTTCGCTTCACGCTCGATCCGCGAGCTGATGCCTCCGAGTGGTCCGGTCAAGATGCATGTACCGGGCGAGAATGTCGATCCCGAGCGGTTACGCCGTGGAGATCGCCAGAAACGGTACATGAACTGGCAATGCGTTTTCCAGATGCCGGAGCTTCGGTCCGAGGTCGAGCAGCTCCTCACACAGCTTCCTCTCGGCGGTGCCATGTATCTCCGTCTGACTCCGGACGAATCCAAGAGGCGCATGCGCCCGGTTCCTACGTTCGTGCCTCTTGATTTTGTGTCGATCCCCTCGTCCGCGGCCAACTACTACACAGCCGAGCGGCAGTGTTACTGGGAGCCCGTGACGGAGGACGAGTTCGAGATCAGGGTTCGGTCCGGCATGTATCGGGCCATCGAGT